CTCTTTTACTCAATTCAGTATAACATGATAACATATGATCATGCATATTACCAAATGATCTGGAAGGAACTCGCATTCCGCCAAGTTCCTTTACTAGAGTTGATACTTTTTCAAAACTTTCTGTTCTTGGTGACCTAAACTTAAAGACAATAATCTGACGCATGCCTGTGTAAAATCTACCAAGCGGTCTTGGCGCGTGAAGTTTATTACCAGCAAATATAATTGCTCTATTTTTCTTCGGTAAAACTGATTTAATAATTTCACCATCTTCAAATATAGAAGTTTCACCACCCCAATCTGGATTCCATTCATCTTCAAAATTAGTATAGATAACCATAGACCATTCATCATCACGAGGTGAATCTCTATGACTATATCCATCTATGCCAAAAACATGACCATTAAAATAACATCTAATAAGTTTTTTATCTAGACCAACATATTCTGATTGTATATACTTCCACATCTTATAAAGAGAGGTATAATTTAATTCCGTCTTTTTTAATTCATCTTCAACATCAGCAACATTTGATGGCGCTGCATGGATTAATTCTACATTAAAATGACCATGATAATCAGCACTACTTTGAAGCCAACCATAAGTAAACCTAAATGATCTCACGTCATCCATTATCTCTTCGTGAAGATCGTCTGGTAAAAGATTATCTATAACTTCTATGGAATCTTTATGGAGTTCAATCATTGGTCACCTTTAAACATTTTATTCTTAAGAATCATTATTTGTGAATCATTAAGAAGATTCATTACTTCTTTTGTTTTCTTATCATTATATTTATAATATTCTTTAATAATTTCATATTTCTCAGATGGTTCAAATTTATGCCACTTGGAATATCTCTTACTCTTTTTTAACCCATGAAGATAATAGTCATATTGCAACTTATTATCAAGAATTGATAACATATTCATATCATTTGCATATAGCAATGAATCAACATGATATGACAAAGCACGATTAGTCAAGAAGGGGTTATACCCCTTCTCGCTTGTTTCATCTTCTATTAAATTTTTCTTGGTGTTATTAATAGAATTTACATAATCAAATGGTTTATATGTCATTGAAATTCACAGTCTCTCATGATTTCAGCCATGCAAGCTGATAGATTAATTTCATGATCAGCAACAAAAGCTGCTTGATACTGATATCTACCAAGAGTAACTACAAGATCCGGAATAGATCCTGGTACAAACATTTCTGATGCAGAATCATAAAAGTTTCTAAAAATAGAAGTTTGATCCACAGTTGAATTTTCAGCAACCCATTTTCTTACATTTGTAAAATTCTTGTTTTTCATATATTGAACCAATTCCTTGATAGATATATCTTGGAGATTAGTTAATATTCCAGTATCAATCTTTCCAGTGGCTGAATAGCGTTGAAGTTCATTTAACACTCTTCTCCAATCAGGAAAATACTTGGTTATAACTTCAGCAATAGCCTTTGGATCATATTCAACTTTTTCATCATCCAGTATTGTATTGACTCTTTTCATAAATTGAGCAGCCATTTTAGGCATATCAGATTTTTGAATTCTAAAATCAATAACAGAACACCTTGAATGAAGAGGTGCAATGATCTTATTCTTATAATTACATGTTAGTATAAACCCGCAATTATTTGAAAACTCTTCCATAAAGTTTCTTAAGGCTGGTTGAGTTGAATTTGCATTTAAATGATCTGCTTCATCTAGGATAACATACTTTCTTCCACCTTTAAATGAAACGGCGGATGCAAAGTTATGAATATCATTCCTAAGTGTATCAATATTACCATGCAATGAACCATTGATGATAACATAATCGCAATCCAATTCTTCAAGCATGGCGCGGGCAATTGTTGTTTTGCCCACACCAGCAGTGCCTGAAAGAAGAAGATTGGGAATATTTTTTTGTTCTACAAATTTTTTAAATGTTTCTTTTAAATCACTTGGAAGAATTGTTTCACATACTGTTTTTGGTCGATATTTTTCAACCCACAAAAATTCTTCATTCATACTATATTTTCCAATCAATTCATAGAGGAGTTAGATTCTACAGCAATGTAGTAATTTATATCAGAACCAGTAAACTTTGAAATTTTCTTTGATGAAATCTGAACTTCATAATCATCAGGAATAATCTTAATATTTTCAGCCTTAAAGATCATCTTGAAATCAATTTCAGAATTTCCAAGTTCAACTGAACAATTATCACCAACCAAACCTTTGGAGTCAACAGCCTGAATAGTTGTTTTACCTTCCTGGCCTACAAATGCAATTTCAGGCAACTGAAGCACTGACAATGCCTTCATAATAGTCTGAAGATCATCATTTGGCAATGAAACAGAGATTTCTGGGTTTGGCATCTCAATTTCTTTTTCAGGAGGTGTAATAATATTAGAAGGATCAGCAAACATATAGTTTAGCTTCTTCTTATTATCCATAATGGTAACATACTTTTCATTAATTTCAAGTTCTGGATCATTAAAAAGAGTTAATACACCAAGAAACCTTGATAGATTATAGATTGCAAAATCACTTTCAAAATTTTCAACTACTTCAGCCTTGGCCAAAATAGTCTTTGAAGGCGAAATAGTAGTAATCTTATTTCCTTGTTTAAAATAAACTGAAGGATTAATTGATGAAAAATTCTTTAAGATCTGAATTGTACGTGTAGATAGCTTCAACTTTTGCATTATATAGTTTCCTTTCACTTCTTTTTATTTAACTTACCAACATCAGCGGTTGCTGCTGCACCGATTTGTGCAAGATCAGCCAAAGAACCACCAAAGATATATGTACCAACATGTTGCATTGACATCCATGGACAGAACCAAGTTTTCATTCCAATTTCTTGGATCTTTTGACAGAACCAATAATCTTCTGATAAATATCTCTTAGACTTAGGATCTGTTTCGGCCTGGAAATACATCATGATTTCTCTAGAACCATCAAAAGCTTCTGTCCTTACATGATCAGGCTTATATGAATACTGAGGATATGCTTCAATAAACTTTTGAAGAGTCTTCTTCCTAATCATCATAAAACCAGTACCAATTTCAAGAACTTCAACTGGTTCACCTAGTGGGATCTGACCTTGATTATTCTTTGGATTAAAGACATAATCACCAACATACTTTTCAAGAAGTTGAGGATTTTCATCAGCAATACCTTTATCAACAGCCTGCTTAATCTTTTCCCATGAAATGCATTTCTTTGGATATGGACCACCAATAACATCATATTCACTATCTTCTGTTTGAAGGCCCATAAGTGCAATAACATCTCTGGGATTAAAACCAATGTCAGAATCAATAAACATCATATGTGTTGCATCAGAACGCATAAATTCATCACAACAATAATTTCTTGCCCGAGTAATTAGAGACTCATTGAATAGAAAATAAAATTGAATTTGAATTCCATTGCTTGCACATAGAGCAGATAAATCAGCAATAGATCTAGCAAACATACCAGCACATTGACCACCATACATTGGTGTAGCAATAAAAAGTTTATTCTTTCTTAATTCATTTAGATTAAATGTCAGTTCCATTATTTTTTTCCTTATAGTGATCAACATATAAGCACATCATTACGTAATGAAGAGCTTTCATTAAATCGGCTTTATTTGAGCCATTCTTTTTGCCATATCGCCAAAGATATTTTAAAGCTGTATTTCTAAAGGTAGGAGTAGAATCACCAAGAGCAATCCATGCATCAAAGCATTCAATACTTTCTTGTTCTGTCTTGTAGTGTTCTGAATAAGTTGAATCAATATAATTCTTAAAATCGGAAATTATATTATCTTCGCAGTATTTGTATGGAACATCATTTTTTCCATAGTTCCATTGCACATCAGAATAGTGTGCATTTACTTTAATATCTTCACTCATATTTTCCTCATAACAAAGTTTCCTATATTATATATCTTTATTATATCATATTTTATTACCATTGTAAAAATATTTTTTCACTATGCAAAAAATGATTCTAATGTTGTATCCTTACCATGATTGGACCAATCTTCATGAGTCTTATTTAAATTGGATTGGAACATAAAGTCAGTTTCAACAAATTTACGATCACCAGCAAAAACTGATTTTATTTCCATTGCCATATCTTTTGATGTATCATAATGTACATTTTGACAAATATGATTTATTGATTTTTGTGGATTTAAAAGTTCAAAATCACGTGGAAGCCCCATAATATTCATCGCTTCACGATATGTTACATATCTATCTTCATATGGATGAGTTAAAACAGTTGGATAATGGCCAACAAAGGCGCCAATATAATCTTTAGGAACAATTGTTCCTCTTCTCATTATATTACCATTATTTTTTAATTTTATAAATTTTCTTTTACACTTTTCAATTTCTCTAGTATAATTATTTTTTTCCATCCAGTTTCCAACCATATTATAATCATGGCCAGCAATTTCAATTAATGATTCTACATCATTTCCTCTAACATTTTTTGTTTCTAATATATCAAAAAATTCACGATGAGTAACACCACCATGAACTTCTTCAAGTAGATAACGATAATATGGATCATCTTTTGACGGAATTTTATTATTAATTGGCTCCATTTGAAAATTGCTTTCATTATCAATTATTACATTTTCAATTTTTTTATGTGGTCTGGCAAAATAATTGATAAGAGGGCAACGTTCACCAAATTCCTTTTTATCCCAGAAAAAATAAAATGTTCTTTTACGAAATTGTGGAACACCATGATTAATGTTTTTAGTAAGATATACACTCATACTATAGCCATTTTGAAGACCAATATTTCTAAGCTTTTTAAGCATGAATTCGCCAATCTTACCAACCAGTGCTGGCGCATTTTCACCCCAAAATACCTTAGGTTTAACCTCACCAAGAATATAATTTGCGGTTTTTTCCATCCATTGATTATTTTGATTATCTTCACCTGGTTTATGATGATATTGACTAAGTCCTGCACAAGGGCAAACACTTGAAACCACATCTATTTTTGTTTTTGGCGCAGAATCACCTTTATCTAATACATAATATGGAATTTCATTATTCCAATAATTTAAAAGATGTGATTCATTATGTTTAAAAACATCATATGATAAAATATATTCTGGCTTGTCACCAAAAACATCGCTTGATGCAATAATTTCACCGCCAATAAGTGGTATAATAGTAGAATGTTTCATGAGAAAAAGCTTTCCAAACTTATTTTTTCAATTTTATTATATTCAAGACCTTGCCAATAAGGGTAATATTCCCTAGAAAGATGAACAGACTTGGGTTTTTCCATCACTTTAAAATCCATTTCACCAATTGAATTATAAAATTCTGGAGTTATCCATTCTTTTATAGTTATACCAGTTCCTTGGGACATATTTATAAGTTTTTCTTTAAAATATAATCTTGCATCATTTCTTTGTGACCAAGAGCCATAGAATGGAGTTTTTTCATACCATCCACTTTTAGGAATACTTCTACTTTCATTTTCTATTGGAAGAAGTTCATAAATGGCTTTAGTTTCCATATTAAGTTCATTAACCTGATTAATATATTTTTCTACAAGAATATTAATTGTAGACTTAATATCTTCAAATCTACATATATGATGTCTAATATCAATATTACCAAAATAATATTCAACATGCTTTACATTTGACATGTTTATAAATGAATTTAGTCCTTGTTTTAAGGCACCATGTAAAGTTTTAAATGGTACGGAGTTAACATTCCATCCTGGACGATACATGCATATTGCATGACTATCACCCATTACAAGTTTATCCCATGGACCAATTGGTTCTAATGTAATTGCTCGTTCTTGCATCTTTTTAAGATTTTCAATATCAACTTCAAGAAATTCTTTTACAACACTATCTAAATTTCCTTCACGAAGAAGATGACCATCAAGTTTATTTTTTAACATTTGAGCATAATCAGGCATATCATAATGAAGAGAATAAACTTCACCTTTAAATTTAGATATATTTCTTATATTATAAGCGTGAGGAAAGTTTTTTGTTCCACCAAAAAAATTTAAATCAGTACAATCCGCTTTTCTATCATTTCCATGATATATGTAAAGTCTATCATACTTATTAAAATCCTCTTTTTTATTTTCTTCTTTAGCTGAATCACCCTGTACTAAAGGCCTTGAAAGAGAAACATGTATATTATCACAATGATATTGTTTTAGAATATCAGCATAAATTATTCCTTGCGCGGCTCTATGACTTGCCAATTGGGACGATATAGGAATAAATGGAGCTGCAATTACACATTTCATGATAAAAATCCTTCAAGTGTATTATTTGTATCAGAATCTATTCTAGAAACTTTTCTTTTATTACACGCATTTTTATTATTACGTATTTGTAGATATATACCAAACTGGCATGAAAGAACTTCTGTACCATAATATTTTAAACTATCTTGTGGAAATGTAAAGGTATTATCAATATTCCATGCATCTGGATGAAATTCAACATTTTCAGTTAATCCAATTTCATCAGCATTTTCACGTAAAAAATAAACTGCTTCAGCATATAAAGATTTTGGTGCTTCTGGCCATATTTTATTAATTGTATATCTGGCTCCTGGTCCTGGTGCTACAAATCTTTGGTCATGATGATATTTAGCTTGTGGAATAACACTAGTTGATGTTGAACAATGAAATCCATAATATTCGCCAATACCTTTGTGTTTTGTTAAGGCTTTAAATGCATCTTTAAGATGATCAACTTCATGTAGTAATGCTTTTGCTATTCCATTATCTTTGAACGATGCAACCCATTCAATAACATCAATTGTATGAAATGGTCTATCTTTATTATCATATTTTTCTCTACAATAATTTCTAGCAGCAGCCTGAATTGGCGTATGCAATTCAGTAGTTCCCCATACTGGCTTTTTATTAATTTTTGTTTCTTTTTCTACAGTGCTTCGTAACCATTTAATATAATCTTGATTGTCATTTGCCACTTCATCAAAATCAACAAAACAATTATTTGGATCTAAAGATCCTGTTATAGTTTGATGTACACCACGAGCACCATAAAAATGTGAAATAATGGTATTACCAAGAACATTAAATTCACTCATAGGATGTTTTACTATAACTTGACAAATATAACGCATTCGATCATCAAGAGTAATAGTTGGATGGAAATATTCTACATCCTCGCCTAATCCCCAATCTTCTTGTCCAAAGCGATTTACCGCTTCATATTTTTCTTTAATAAATCCATAATTAATACAAGCTCTTTTATTAATTTTGTGTAAAAACCAATTAAAGTCTTTCATTAATTCTTTATCAAAATTATACCAATTATAATTATAATTATTTTCCATGCCAAACATTCTCTTTATCAACAAGATTGTGCTTTAATATAACTACATTAATTTCTGGTATTAAATTACTAATAACCTGTGCTTGAATTTCATCATCTTCAAAGTGAATACCAATTTCATATCCACTATTTAAAAGACTCCTAATAGTATTAGCTTTATGTAAACCCGAACTTTCTCTAGTTTTATCTTCAAATCTTTTATTATTATAATACACATGGTTTGAAATATTTCTAGCCATAAGCATTTTTTCGGTGTAGTGTCTTTCTTCAAAAGAACGACCGGTAATGATTATATCACTGGGGCCAGGAAAGACCCCAGTGTATTTATCACCCATATAGATTACACCATCTATATCAAAGGTATTAATCATGGATATTATGATTCCTTACAGTTTCGGTAATCCGCCTTTCTGCTAAAGCCTTGCATTCTTCATATGCATCTTGAATCATCATCTGTGTTGGTGGAGTCTTTTGTGTAGCTGCTGAAGGTCCACGTAGAGAACCAACAAGTCCTAGTTCTTTAGCAACCTGAAGATATCTAATAGCATCAATAACAACACCAGCAGAATTGGGTGAATCTTGTACTGATAAACGGGCATCAAAAATTACTGGCGCGCCACCAAATCCTTCAGCTTCAATTCTAAAATGTGCAATCTTATTATCCTGATGATAAGGAATATAGCTTGATGGTCCAGCATAAATGCCATTCTTTGGAACCGGGATTCCACGAATATCATTTTGTGATCTAATTACATTTTCCTTAGAAATCTTTTTGCTAGCAAGTCGACTCTGATCCATCATATTAAGAAAATCAGTATTACCACCATGATTTGTTTGTTCATGGAACTTTACTTTCATACCACGATTAAAGAATAGTTCCTGCAATGCCTGTGACATAACACTAGCACCAAGCTGGCTTCTCATATCATCGCCAATTGCAGGAATTCCTGCTTCAATTAGTCTTTTTTCCCAATATGGGTCTGAAACAATGAATACTGGAATACAATTGACAAAAGGAACCTTTGCTTCAATGCATGCTTCAATGTAAAAACGAGTAGCAGTTTCTGATCCAACTGGTAAGTAATTAAGAAGAACATCAACCTTATTATCACGAAGATTTTTAATAATTTCTTCCTTGGATGGTTCAGGATCTTTTGTTACTCTAAAAGATTCATCTTCTGGCATATTAAGCATGTGTGGTGCAACACCATCATACAAAGCACCACGCTTCACTATGGTATTTGAACAAACTTTTTCAATATTTTGACGTGATACTTCAAAATCCATTGCGCAATTTGGCTTTGCAAAAATAGCATCAGCAAGCTTTCTACCAACTTTGCGAGTATCAATGTCATATGCCAAAACAAATTCAATATTTTCAGCCTTATAGCCTCCAATATTTTCAAATGCAAGCCCATCAACACGTGAAGTTGCACTATATAGTGCAACACCTTCAACTAGAGATTTTGCACAGTTACCAACGCCAACAATGGCTACACGAATATTATTCATTTTTTACCCTTTCTTTTATATCAGTTTTTTAATGAGAGAAATTTGACTGGGGGCCCAGAGTAGCTCTCAGTGTATTTAGTGATTTACTTTTCATAATTATTAAATTTCACTCCAGCTTCATCAAACATATTAGCCGTATCTTCAAAAGAATTTCTCCATCTATCATCAATACTAGATGGATAACACATAATTACTCTTTTTATTCCTACTTGAATAACGCCTTTAGCACATTCGGAACATACAGGAAGACCATAAACATATAAAGTAGAATTTTCCAATGAAACTCCATTATAGCTGGCATTGTATATGCAATTCATTTCTGAATGAACTACATATTTTAGTTTTGTTGGTCTATCATTTAATCTTTCATTTGAATCTTGAATTCCTCTTGGTAACCCATTATATCCTTGGGTTAATATTTGACCTTTTGATCCAACAACTATAGAACCCACTTTTGTACTTGGATCTTTTGACCATGTAGAAATCAATTGAGCCATTTCCAAATATCGATAATCCCATTTATGTATGGGTCTTGAACCTATTCGCATTATTTTACCAAATGAAAGTGTTTTTCATAAACATGTAAAGAACCAACATTCCAATGAATATCGCCATATTCAATATTAAGATCGTCTGCAAGTTTTTCATGTATTTGATTTTGCCAGGCAAAATCATTTTTATATCCAAAGATAACATCATTGGATCTCATTTGAACAATTGTTTGAAGTTTATTATTTCTAATCATATACTGAACAGCATTTGTACACATAAAATCTGAACGACCATTATCATTATAATCATACCACATAGTTGGACGAGTATAAATCATAATTGCTCGGCGAGATTCTGGTGAAGTTTTAAGTTCATTTAAAACTTTATCATACTGACTAAAATTTTCTGGAGAAAAAATACACCAACCATAATTGGAATTAATATATCCATCTTTATCAGCAACTAGTTTCCAAACTGCTGGAGGACCGCCTGGAATATCATTTACATTCAATGATTCTGAATAATACCAACTTAATTCACGTAAAACATAATCATAATTAACTGTACCAAAAATACATGATTCATTAGCAATAAAAGAAGCATTAGGTATTTCAACTATCTTAACACCACTTTTATCTGTAACAAACTGCTTCTCATCAAGAAGTCTTTTGAATTCTTCTCGAATATCAGCAACTGTATTTCTATTAAACATTCTTTATCTTTCTATTCAAGAAATCACGATCTGTATTTTGGCCATCAATCTTACCACGAGAGTAAGAAACAAAGAATGAAGCATAGTTTACAAGATCTTTTGCAGAATCTTCTAGTGATTCAAAGTTTGGCTTATAATCTGGATCATTAACCATTGCGTCCATTACCGATCGCATTCTAAGAATTTTGCCATGCATGGTATCAAGAATTGTCAAGCAACCATTTGGGTAATAATCAGCCTGTCTAATAACAGAATTAGGATTCTGATAATCATTTGATTTCTTAAGCTGTAAATCAATACACTCTTGAAGAACTTTTACTGATTCTTTTTCACTCATTATGAGAATCTCCTATGATTAGATATACTTTTTGAGTTTTCTAGCAGAATATTAGATAATTCTATACTAATTTCAGTTAAAGGTAAACACTTATTTAGCATATATCCTCTGCATGGTGTTCCATCATTTTTATAAAACATTTTCCAAGAGTTTTTATGATCTGTACTTAAATATAATATAGATTTTTCATTTTTAGATTCTGGAATTTTTATAAAAAATAGTAAATCTACATTATCCAATTTGTTCCACATGGTTTGTGTTTTATTCTGTCCAACCCAAAAACTTTTTGTTTTATTATTAAGACGAAAAGTTTTCACTTCATAAGTCATATCACCAATACAACCATCTTTTTTAGAATCATACCAATCTTTTGATCTAATAGCATTAATAAAAAAGTTATTAACTACTTCTTCACCAATATTGCCAATATTGAATCTTGTATCAAACATTATTAAAATACCTTAGTCAAAATTCCATGATTATTTTCATGTGAAGGCGCTACCCATCCCAGTGGCTTAATAAGATCAGGTAAACCAAGAGGATTAGGACGTTCTGGCTTAACACCAACTTCTTTATTCATATTTGCCTTAAGAACTTCATCCCATGCTTTATATGAATCTACTTTAAAACAATCAAGTGTTCCAATTGCTACAACACATAAATCAATAAGAGCATCTACAACATCTTCAGCAGATTTTGCTGTTTTCATCTCATCAAGTTCTTCTTGGAGAAAATTAATCCTAAATTGAAGAAAAGTTTTAAGCTTTTCTTTATCCATTTTTTCCATAACAGGATGAACATTATAATGTTCATGCATTATTGCAATATCATTTACCCAATTATATCCCATTTTATATCCACTCCGGTTTTTCTCGATTAGTCCACTTATGCATATTAGATTTACCTATCTTATAATAGTTTCTATAATTTGTCAATGGATCATCTGATATTTTGTATTCATCTGCCATAGCTGATGGCATAGGAGTCCAGTCCCATTCTTTTAAATTATTTGGTGGTGATTGAAGCATATAACTAAGATCGCCAAAACACTTATGAGTTTTTTCATACCTATGTGTATATTCTTGCATAAGAGCAAAGAAATGATCAACAAGCCAGTTATAGTTTTCAACTGATTCTCTACACCAAACAGCCGATGGATGATTTATATGAGTTGCTGTATATATAACTTCATCTCTAGAATCATCAAGAATCCATCGCCGAACTTTACGCCCAGTCTTTGATTTACCTTCAACTTCTCGGCCATCTAAAATTCTATGTGCAGTTGATAATAGTTGTGCTGATTCTAGAATCATTTTCACAACATGTTTGTCAACCATCCATTGCGCTGCTTGGATTGGATCTTCATCAATGTAGAATATATTCATTACCAACTTCCATTATCAATGATAAAAGATATACGTACCATTATACATTTTATATGTAAAAAGTACATACCAGGATCCATTTGTGTAGGTCCATTATAATCAATCATAAATCCCCATTGAAACGGATTTAGATTCAACGCTATTTGAATATTACTATATCTCAAATAATCAAACATGTCAACTGGCTTTCTTTAAGCCTTTTTCCAAATGGTATCTATTTGCTCTCGAAGTGAATAGAATTCCTTCAAGATGATCATACTCATGCTGAAATATTCTAGCAGTAATTCCAGAAAATTTATGAGTTACAACTTCACTATTTGGCATTTGAAATCTAACTTTTATATTCTGTGGTCTTTTTACTTTTAGAACTAAATTTGGAAAAGTTAAACATCCTTCTTCTAGATATATTTGTTTTTCTCCATAATCTATTATTCTTGGATTAAAGCAAACAAAATTTTCAGGATGTCCTCTCATAGCAAATACTCTTTGAGACAATCCTATTTGAGGACCAGCAATTCCTAATGCATTATTATCATACATAAACTTTACAATATTATGAGCAAATTCAATTGGATCAAATGGTGGATCATTAAAATCAAATTGCTCAGCCTTTTGTCTTAATGTAGGGCTATTCTTATCAATCAAATTAAACATCTTTACCTCAAGCTGCAATTCTACTAAAGTTTTTTATCTTTTCAAATTTTAAAACACTTTCAAATTTTTCAAATAGTTGATCAGTCTTATGACTAATAATAAATGTATTTGTATCCTTTGTCAATTGATTTAGTATTTTCATAAATTCTTCTGTACCATTTGAATCTAATGAAGAATCAAATACCTCATCCATTATTAAAAGATTTGTATTAATTGAATTTCTTAGCTTTGATACTGCTCTCCAAGTAAAAAGAATTGCAAGATTAATTCTCATCTTTTCGCCTTCAGAAAAAGATGAGTAACTAAATTTATCTCTAAATCTAGACTTAATAGTTTCTTCAAATTGTTCATTTAATTCAAAATGACACATAAATTCCATTGAAGAAAGATACTTATTAATAAGTTTATTAATTACTGGAATATATTGTTTTACTATTTTAGATTTAATACCGCCATCTTTTAAAATTGCTGATGCATATCCATATGTCTTTCTTTCTTCTTGCAATTCATTAAAAAGTAAAGAAAAGTCTTCAAGATTAGAATTGAGTTGTTTGAGTTTATCAGTTTCATCTTCTTTATTTGTATTTTTAATATTCTTTATTTCTTTTTCTAATTGCTCACGATAAGAATTTAATGAATCAATCTTTGTATTTAAAATATGCGATTGCATATTCAACTCACTCAATTGTTCATTTAATTTCATTATTTCTTTTACTTTAGATTCAATTTCATTATATTGTTCAATAAGAAGACTTAAACCAGATTCAACTTCATTAACCTCAATATTTTTATTTTCTACAGTTTCACATTTAAATATGTTATCAATTTCTTGTTTACAAGTTGGACAATTATCATGCTCATTAAAAAATTTAATTTCACCATTAAGTATATCAAGTTTTGCTTCAATTTGATGTTTTAGAGAAGTTAATTTTTTTAACTTCTTATTAAAATTATCTAGATCAGTTGTCTTTTCTTTTAAAGATTCTATATTTTTCTTTATATCATAAATCTTATTCATATAATCTTCTGTTTGTTTTAAAGTATCTAAAAGTATACTTTTTTTCTCATCAATAATCTTTTCGTTATTTTGTTTTTTCTCAATTATATGTTCTTTAACTAGATTAATTTTTTCTTTGATTAGTTCTATATCATTTTCACATACAAGCAAAGATTTATTATTTGTAGAAACTTTTTCTTTTAAAAGAGAATTCATTGTAGTAAAAATTTGAAGATCTAATAAATCTTCGATTATTTCTCTTCTTTGTCCAGTAGGAAGTTGCATAAATGGAACAAATGATGCTGATCCAAGAACAACAACTTGACAAAATGATTTATAATTAATCTTTAGAATTTGCTTTTCTAAAATTTCTTGATAATCTTTACTATCAGCACTTTGATTTAACAAAGATCCATTTTTATGGACTTCAAAAATACCAGGCTTAATTCCTCTAATAATTTTATATTCATTATTAGAAATAGAAAATTCAATTTCTACAACAAGATTTTTTTCTGTTATAGAATTCATAAGTTGTGGTTTATTAATTTTTCTAAATGGTTTATTAAAAAGCGCAAAAGTTAAAGCATCTAGTATAGTAGATTTTCCAGCACCATTTTCGCCAACAATTAAGGTTGCGTTGCTTTTATTAAGATCAATTTCAGTAAAAACATTACCAGTTGATAAAAAGTTTTTCCATCTCAATTTTTTAAATAATATCATCCTAGACTCATTGCTTCATTATATAAATTTAACATTGTGTTTTGTAATCTCTTTTTATTAAAAGATTCAGAATTTAGTTGATCTATATAATTTCTAAAAATGGTTATTGTATCTTCTGCTTCATTAATGATATCTGTATCTTCTTCTAAATTCAAATTTAAATGATCTTCTACAACTTGTAAATCAATTGGATTTAATTTTTCAATACGATCAACAAATAAATCAAACCAGTATGGATTGTTTTTTGTTTTTACAATAATTTTTATTATTGAATTATTAAGATTATCCGTAACTTTTTCTAATATTTCATTTAAATTTTTAGATGAATCATCATACCAAATCTTTTTAAACATTTTATATGGATTTTGTATAAAGGTTAATTCTCTTGTTTCCGTATCAAAGATGTGGAATCCTCTCGGGTCATCGTAATCAGACCAAGTAAATTCAGCATGAGAACCCAGATAAAAGATATGGCCATTACTGGAACGGTGATGAAAATGACCAGACATAACCATATCAAAACGATCAAATAAACTGGAATCATCACCATGTGAAACAGGAGACCCTCGATACATTTCAAACCCTTGAATTTCAAGATGCCCCATTGCAATCTGACATTTTGTTTCATTAATAATCTCTAATGTTTCTTTTCTATTCTGATCGCATATCCATGGAATTAAAAGTATTGGAAGTCCATCAAAAAATACTTCTTTAGGACCAGTTTCATATATCGTGAAACCAGCATAATTATCATCAATTAACTCTTTTAAAGCATTGACTTCATTTGTATTTTTATAGTAAGTATCATGATTACCAGCAATAATATAAACTTTAATATTTCTATTAACTAAAGGTAATAGAAAATCTTCTCTTAATCTTTTTGCTGTGTTTATATTAATGTATTTACGACGATCAACAATATCACCAAGATGTATGACAGTATCAATTCCGTTTTTATCAAGATAAGGAAAAAATATATCATCAAGAAAAATCTTAGAATTATTAAGAAATGCAGCATTGTCATTGCGAACACCCCAATGGGTATCTGTTATCAGAGCAATTTTCATCTAATAATCTTTTTCTTTTTAAGATTGAGATTCTTGACTGTATTGTGATTATTAAGTGCATAATCACAATATTCTTTAATAGCTTCAATCCTCATAATATAGTTAAATTTTTCATTTTCGCCAATATTTAAATCGGTAAGTTTTGTTACCAAATCAACTACATTGATTGGTATTAAATGCAATCTATTAGAATTCATTTTATGCCTCACTAATAATAGTATTCTTTTTCTTTGATTTTGTCAACTTTTTTTCAAAATCTTCAACAACATGATTATTCTTATTATTACTAACATAAAGATTGTTATTTTCATCATGCCCAAATTCATGTAATAAATCATCAAATACAAACATGTTTTCCATATTTTTATGCTTTATATATGTTTGTTTTTTTTCTTTCGAAATTCTTCTAATAAAGGCATTAAAAGCAATTTGTGTAAAATATGCAAATGGATTATTAGATCTATCTGGTTTAAAGTTATTAACTGCTGCCAAACAATTTTCTATACCATCACATATCATTTCTTCTTTATATGTGTAATTAATAAAATTATGCTTATATGACAATCTATTGCATATAAGCATAATGCTTTCACCAACATATTCCGGAATACGTGGGAGTTCTTCATTATTTTCTTTGGATTTATCATAACTTTCTTTATATGTTTTCATTGTTTCAAATAAAGTTTTGTTATTTACATAATGTGTTGTTTTTCTCATTTTAATGTGCCGTGTTACTAACTGGTGTTAAAATATTAACTTTTTTCTTTTTACTTTTATCAAATTGTTGATTTATATAAGAGTCTAAAGATTCAGTTGAATTATCCAATGATAGATTAAATTTAATATCACCTATTTTTTCAAGGTATTCTTTAAATTTTAAATAATAATTTACAATATTCATTGATGCATAATTATAAAACACAACTTGTCTTTTGTCAATATAAATGTTCTCATGACTTAAAGAATATACATCATATCTTGAAAAATTTAAAGAAATTGCACCATTCATATAATGTTCTTCTACTAGAAGAGGATCACTAACACATAAGAAAAATTCATTTTCAAATAGCATATATGTAATTATATCTTCATTATTAGAAAGTTTTATTTGTACAAACTCATTGATTTCATGTAGATCACTCATATATTTAATCCAATCTTATAAATTTTATAATCAAACTTTTCTTCATTGTATATTTTCATTCTTTCAATAAAATGAAGAAGCGTATGATTTTTTCTAGATTTCCATGATATATCATCTGCTATATCATATAATGTACTTTCAGTTTTTGTTTCGGATCTTCTAAGTCCTCTACCAATTGATTGTAAGTTTCTTATCCTTGATTTGCTAGGCGATGCAAATATAACATTATGCAAATTCCTGATATTAATACCTGTACTAAAAGTTCCATATGAAGCGATGATAATTGTATTTGAATTTTGCTCAACAAGCTTTCTAATATTTTCTCTTTCTTCTGCATCAACGCCTCCATGTACAAAATATGTTTCTTTACCATTATTCTTTAAAAGATCATTTAGAATTCTACCATGTTTTTCAACAAATTGAAATAGTAAAAGAGAATTACCTTCAAGTGATAAAACTAAATTTTTAATAAAATTATTCCTATTGGAACAAGATACTATATAATCAATTTCATCCTGATATGAATAGTTTTTCATCATTTGTTTAATTTCATCAGGATATGATAAAATTAGCGCTTTAATTTTAAAATCTGATAAATGTTTTTGTTCAATTAATTCAGCTGTAGTTATAACCTTTTTAATAGGTCCAAATAATCCTTCTAGTACTAATTTATGAGTGTTAGTTCCATCCAATGTTCCTGTAAACCCAAATCTATATTTGCATTGATTCATTTTTTCAAGAATTGATGTAAGTGATTTGGCTTTAAATAAATGAGCTTCATCACCAATAACTACATCAAATTGAGAAAACCAATCTTTTGGCATTTTATATATACTTTGCCATGTAGATATTGTTACTAGTTTATCTGTATTTTTTTCTTGCCCAGAAAATATTTTATGTACATGTCTTTTAGAATCATATCCATAATCTTCAAAGTCAGAAGATAACTGATGTACAAGAGATGTTACTGGAACTACTATTAATGTTTTAGCATTATATAAACGATTTAATATGTAAATAATTAATGATTTACCAGAAGCTGTTGGTGATAATAAAAGAGCTCTTCTATTTCTAACAGCATGAGTAAATGCTTCAATTTGATAATCTCTTGGATATATCTTAAGGTTTAATTTATCTAAAAATTCTTTTGCTTCTTTTAAAGAAAATTCTATTGCTGTAAATTCATCAGAATAATCTAATAGATATCCTCTTTCTTTACAAAATTTTTCAACATATTCATTTAAACCAGCATATAATAATCCATTCATTTTATTAAATAAACGTATTTTACCATCCCAAAATTTGTTTCTATATGCTGGCATAAACTTATATCCAGGTACAAAAAAAGTAAAGTACTCGGATAACTCATGGGCAGTACTAACCTCACAAGATATTTTATTATAAGTTTCATCAAATTTTGAGACGTAAACTGTTTCCAATTAGTTTGCTCCCATAATAAATTTATTCCAATCTATTGCAGATTTAATATGATAACCACGATTCATTACTGATCTAATTATAGTATCTAATGCTTCTATTTTTTCGTTTTGATATGAAATTTTAAGAGTTGAATTAATTATATCTTCATCAGCTTCCATATACATTGGAATATCTGCTTTAAGAATCATTCCTTTTGCTGGGAGTTGCCAGCCTTTTTTCATTGTATCTTCAGTGTGTCCTTGAGTATAAAATTCATATTTTTCAAGTTTAAGAATTTTATATTCAGATTCGAGTTTCTTTAACTTAAGCTTTTCAGTGCTTAAAATTCTAAGATATTTACTATGTAAATTTGGAATTTTTAAAGCTTCTTCAGCTAGTTCAGTTTTATCAACTATACAATCTTGTTCCCAAGATTCTAATATTTCTTCAAGAGTCATTACAAATTCCTTACATCAAAGTTATATAATACCATAATTTATTGAATTTGTAAACGATTAAAGTTGATTTATATTGTATAAAGTGTATTTAAATGTAGCCATACATGTTAGATAATTTACATCTTCTGATGAAGTATCAAATTCAAGTTCTGATAATGCCATTGGATAACAATCTCTAAACACAATTTCATAATTAGCATTCATTGCACTTGATAATACAATAAGAGTTATATCTGAAAAAATACCTTCACCTGTATATGTTTCTTTTTGTGAAATTTCTCTATATTGATCTAATCTTTCAGGTGTTCCAAGTTGAATAAGCCAGTTATGTAGTTCTAAATAATTTTGTAGATCTTCATCTACTTTGAATTCTATAACTAAGTCAGCATATTCCATGTGTTCACCAAAGTATGGAATATTTTGTACTGGATTTGGATATGTAACATCAGGTAAACGAATTGCAGGAAGATTTACTCTCTGAATAAAGAAATTCAGATGAGGTGATCTTTTTATTTGAAACCTAAAATTAATTGGTGAAAGAAAATTCTTATTTTCAGGTGTGTTGGTTACTGCACTCATTATTTGTCTCCATTACCTTACTATTTATATTGACATTTTTTCTCTTGTTGTTATAATGATATCTAAGGACAACAAATAAAAAAAGGAGGGACCGAAGCCCCTCCAATTAAGCCGATTAACTCGGTCTTACTATTATTACATAAGGTTGTTGATGATAACCTTACGATAGTAAACATTGGTATTGACTGCAATTGCGCCAGTACCAGCAGCTGTAATTCCATCATTGAATGGGTTTGCAACCATGCCATAACGAGTCTTGAAACCAATCTTTGGCTGGAAGGTTGCAGGATCAACTGCACGGACCATCTGGAGTGGAACATATGGGCAGTAGAAGAGACCAGCATCAAATGCTGAAGAACCCTTATAACCTATTGTCATGTAGTTACCGCCAGTTGCATATGGATCGATATAGACGCGGAAGCGACCATTTAGAACGCCAGCAAATGTATTGCCTGTATCATCAACCTGGAGGTTGTTGCTATTGAGAGCAGGAGCATAGTCGAGAACACCAGCCATCTGAAGGGCTGAAGCTACGTCAGCTGAACAGATGATGATGTTACCCTTACCACGCCGGGTCTCTTTGGCGATTACGTTAGCTTCACGCTCGACCTGGAACATTAGGCCCTTGAACTTTTCAACTGACCAACGACCGTTTGAGTCGGTGTCAAGATCGAAGATACCAGTTGCAGTTGTACCGGAAGTAGCACCAACCTTAGCGGTGATGTTAACTGTACGAACAACTTCACGGTTAATTTCAGCCATGATTTCAGCTGAAAGAATGTTGGAAAGCTCTGTTTCAGCATCTAGACCGTGAACAGCCTTAAGATCCTGAGCTAGTTCCATGGAGTACTCTGCCTTTAGAGCACGTGTCTTAGCAGTTACTGTAACCTTCTCGATTGAGAAAGCCATTTCTGGGAAAGTATCTGATGAGCCAAGAGCTTCAGCAGTAGCTGTTGACATACCGGTACCAGTGTTGTAGTAACCAGTATTTGCCATAGCTGTTGTATTTGACTGACCAGGAATGCCAGCGCCGGCTGTATGATCCTGACCGAATGTTGTGTTACCAGCAACAACTGTTGAGAAGGCAGTATTAACTTCATTGTAGAAGGTTTCGCCGTTCTTAGCAGTTGAGTTGGCGTACTGAGCACGCATTGCGAAGATAAGGCCGGTTGGGCCAGTCATTGACTGAACACCAGCAATATCATAAGCAATTAGGTTTGGCATTGCACGACGTACTAGAGAAATTAGTACTGGATCGAAAATGTCGACTGTACCATCTGATGCTGTTGAAGAAGAAGCACCCATTGCATTGATTGGGGATGCTTCTGAAAGCATAAACTGGTTGTGATTTGCAGAGACACGGAGCTCACGCTCTGTATTCTCAAGCATTGTAGCAACTTCACGACGCTTATGAACATCGGAAATAGCGGGAAGATCTGGGTGCTCGAGCACTAGCTTCCACTTGTTTTGTAGTTCCTCAGCTAGATATGCCATATGTTTTTTTCTCCTTTTGGAAAGTTTACATTTACAATAAATTTATTTATCTTTTTACATTTCTTGAAATTACTTCAGCGTATCTCTTCATGGAAGGATCTGAATAAGAAACTTCTTCTTTCTGATCTACGTCATCAACTGCAATTTCTTCAGTTATTGAAGAAGAAACAACTTTCTTTGAGAAATAATTCTCTTTTACGAGAGTTAGCTTCTTTTCATATTTTGTTAAATCACCATCGAATTCAATACCTTCAGCTAGTGCAGCAAACTTTTCAGCATCAGTCATTGTTAGACCTTCTGAAACGTTAATAAAGATATCTTTTCTTTCATTTTCAACTACGGACTTTTTGAGTTCGCTCTTTTCAGCAATTGCTTCATTTAGAGCATTCTCAAGTTCCTCTACCTTATCGGTTAGAGATTCTAGAACGTCGAGCTTCTCATTTGGAATATCGACATAATGTTGTGAGAATAGACCTTTTAGACCATCAATAAATTCTTCCATGATTTCATTTCTTAAAGCGGATTCAACTGCAACTGCATTATCTTCCATCCACTTCTCAACAACATGATCAAGATACTTATCAACGTTTTCAATAAGTTCTGTTCTAATTGTTTCAACTTCTTCTACAAGCTTTGTTTCAAATTCTTCTTCAATACGAGCTGTTTCTGTGATTGCTACTGCAGATACGGCAGCTTCAAATAATGTTGTTGCCTTTTCCTTGAAGTCTTCTGATAGATCTTCACCGGCAAAGATAACATCCATATCTTCCTTCATAGCACCCTTGGTGGCAACAGAAGCAGCATTCTTTGCAGAGTTGTCACCAACACCCCAATCCTTGCCCTTGCCATATTGTGACTGAACCTGATTAAAGAAATTTACAAGGTCGCTAGTTTCCATAGCGCCCATTGCACCAATAACTGACTTCATCATTTCAACTTTTGACATTGAGTCAACTGCTGGCTTTGAATTAGCCTTAAGAGTTTCAGAAGCAACAGATTCTTCAACCTGATCTTCTTCAACTACTTCTTCTACTGTTTTTTCGATAGAAGCTTTTACTTCTTGAGACTCAAGAACTTCGTTTTCTTCTACCAATGATTTTGTTGATTTTCTTGCCATTTTTAATACCCCTATTAAAAAATTTATTATTATTTATAAGTTTTAGATGTTAAAGAATTAATGAAGTTTTCGAACATAAGAAGCTTCTTTTCTTCAATTTGTTCAATAGTCATTTTATTTAATTTCTTTTTAGTTTCATGAAGTTTTTCTTCATACCATGCTTCTCTAGAAGCATCATAAACCCATTCAACACCTTCCATGATACCATGAACAAATGCATTTGGGGCTGAAGGATCAGCTACAACATCTGCTGCTGTTGCTAAATGGTAACCAGGTTTAACCTTCATAATACCTTCTGAAGTTTTTTCTAATTCACCCATACCTCTTGTTGAAACACCAAGTTGAGCACCTGATTCTAATAAACCTTTAACAATATTTCCCATAGGTGTATCGGTAATGAGTGCTTTACCATGCACATCATTTTCATTCCACTTTAATTCTTTAATAAGAATACAAACCCTATCTAAATTAATAGATGGTCCTGATGGATGATTTAGCTCACCGAAAGCTCTATTGTTTTTTACTGTTTCTGATAGATATTTTTCAACAACAGGTTCCATCATCTTTTTTTCATAAAGACGACCATTTCTATTCTGTTGTTCTGTTTGAATAAAGATGCCTTCAATATAGTGATTCTTTTTACCGGACTCTAGAGTCTCGGTAATATAATGAATATCTTCATTCTGTTCAGTAATTAGTTTCATATTGCTATCCTTTATAAGCTACTGGCGTGCATGAAACGGCGGCGTTTGCTGCAATAGTATCAGAACTTGCTTTTTCTAAATTTTCAACTTGGCCTTGAGACATATTAAATGTTCCAATAGTTCCGCTAGTATTAGCAACTGTAATTGCTGCTGCATTAGTTGCATGAATTCTTACTAAAGTAGCATCTGATACTGTATTTGCTGCGGTTATAGAAATTGCAGAACCTTTAACGCTGATAATCATTACTTACCTCTTTTCTTAGCATAATAAGCGGCAAGGGCTTGTTTTGTTCTTTCTTTCTTTGACTTACCAGCAAATTTTGGATTATCTGAATGAACAAAATCACTAATCCATTTTCCAGCTGGATCAGATGCCTTTAAAACTTCATCAACCTGTTCAACTTCTTCTTTCATTTCTGTTGACATATAATCAGCTGCAGTTTGAATATAATCTTTTGAAAGAGTAATTTTAGACTGAACCCACTCTGGTAAATTTGTATCAGGCTTTAACATATCCATGAGCTGTTTTGAATGATTCATAATTGACTTAATCTGTGAGATAGCCATATCTCCTTCATAGTCATACTCTCTTTCATCTTTGCTTTCTTTACGAAGCTTTTTAAAATCATCAGCATCCAATTTGCCATTTTTATTCTTATCAAGCATTTTTTGTTTTGGTGTTAATTCTTCTTCAACATCACCAGAACATTCTTCTTTTCCATGAACAGGGCAATATATCTTTGCAGATGATTTATTGCATTCCATTCCTTTTTCATGAATGGTTTCCTCATAAGCTGCAACATCTTCATCACCACGATAACCATGACGTTTACCAGCATCAATCTGAGATTTTTCTTCTGGTTCTACCTTTTTGGCATTAAAGACATCATCACCATTACCATTGGCATCTTCAGTCTTTTCAACTTCGTGCTTGGCAAGAAAATCAGCTTCGCCTTTTGGGATATTTCTCCCGGCGCTCTTTTCATCTTTTGCGATAATGTCTCTGAGTGACTTAACTTTCTTCGCCATCATCAGTCCCTTCTTCTTGTTTATTGAATATGTTCTTTGCTATTTCTTGTTTTCTTAATTCAATAGCATCTGAAATTCTATCTTTTATAATATCATCAAATGCTATTTCAAAATCTAAAGGCTTTGACTCGAAAGTGTTATCAACCAAGTCATCTAATGTATATTTATTTTCACTCATAGTAACCTCACTTTTGTTGTCTAACCTGTAACATTGTTTTTAAATCTTCATCCGGCCCTTTTGCAATTGTTACTGCAGCTGATTGTAATTGTGAAATATCCTGCATTGACTTATTTTGTTTATCAATTAATTTCAAATAAGTATTTTTTGCATTTAATAATTTTTTTCTTTCATCATCATCATCTTGTGGCTGATCTTGTTGCATTGCGGCTTGATCTGCATCACCTTGTTCCTGTCCATCCATTGGTTGTTCCATAGGAGGATTATATATTTCATTACTTTGTTCTTCAATAATTTGTTTATCTAATTCTTCAATCATATCATCATCTTGTTTAAGAATATTTTTTCTAACCCAATCATTAGAATAATATTTTCCAATATAATTTTCCATAGAAGCTAAAGTTTGCATTCTACCCTGAAGAATTTCAGCATTTTTAAGTTCAGTAAAATAACTATCTCTAACAAAATCAAATTTAATCTTATTTTTAATTTGATTCCATTCTTCGATTGTCATAATTTTACGAAGAACAATTTCTTTTTCAAGAATTGATAGGAATAATAATGAGAATCTACCGCGAAGTCTATCTATAAACTTGCCAAATTTTAATTCTTCTCTAGAAATTTCTGATGATCTACCAAGATTAAATCCGGATTGAGCATCTAATCTATCAGTTGGAACATTAAGAGAACGATAAAGCTTCTTTTGAAAAAATTCTACGTCCGCCATTTCACCAAGATTCTGCCCAGCTGGAAGTGTATCAACTTGAGTTCCACGACCACCTTCTCTTCTTGGTACCCAATAATCTTCAAGCATTGTCATAAATTTACGATCATCTTTAATATCACCAGTATTAGCATCATATACAAGACGATTCTTATGCTTGGTCATAATTTCACGAACATATTGTTCAGCTTTCATCTTTGGTAGATTACCAACATCAATATACCAAATTCTTCTTTCTGGTGCTCTTGAAATACGATAAATTACAGTAGCATCTTCAAGAGTTCTTAATTGATTTAGTGGTTTAATTGCCTTATGCAAAAACGATAAAACTGAAGTTCCAGCGCCATCAGTTAATCCTGAAGTACATTGCACTATTGCGTCTTTAGCAATTTTTAAACCGGAAGCAGCTGCAGTTGCACTGGCTGCAGGAGCTCCTTTATTTCCATAATTAAAACCTTTTTCATTATAGATATAATATTCTGCTGATGTTTTTAGAACAGAATATTCTGATTCTTTTACTCTTTTACGGGCTTGTTCTTTTACTTTACGTAATTTTCTAGGATCAATATATCTTAATTCTTTAATACCATCTATTGTCTTTTTTTCATCAATAACTACATGATAATATGTTCTTCCATCAATATACCATTTACGAAATATATCATGTGCTCTATTATTAAACTCTAAAAGATCAATGGTTTTTTCAAAACAATCAGAAATATTTTTCTTTACTTTATCACCAAATTCTAGATCATCAAGAATAATCTTTACAACTTGATGATCTTCCATATTAATAGCATCATTTGTAATTTCTTCTACAGCGGCATCTACTTCTGGATTAAGGGCCATTTCTCTGTATTTTGCAATTAATTCTGCTTCTGATCTAATGGTACCATCGAGATCTACATATGTTCCATAAGCACCACCGGCTGCAATAACCATTGCGCCGTCTTCATTTGATTCCGTTTTTGGGACAAAAGAATCAAATTGATCTTCTGATTCTTTTCTTTTAAATTCCCAACCAAAAATTTGTACCATTTAAATTCCTTTATGACATAACAAAGAAAATAAAGGGGTAGAGGTACTACCCCTTTTTTATATCAATTAAATTGATACTGGATCTCTAGCAAGGCGAGCAAATTCATTATTTTGCTCAGTGCCTTCCTTTGGAAGCCAGTAATCATAGGCAAATGTTACTGAGAATTCTTCAATTGCATTTGCATCTGACCAATTAAGACCAATTGCATCAACTGAAGTTGGAAAACCACCAACGATTTCGCAGGTACGAATTACCTCACCACCCTTGCCATATTGTACAACATCAATATTGCACTTATAACCGGCTAGAGTATTCTCTTCAACTAGGTTTGCCTGGCGAACGTTTGACTCAAAGCGATTTAGAGCATTTGACCATTTTTCAAACATTGCTCTTACCTTAAAGTCTTCATCGTTCATTACCTGGATTGTCCAATCACCAAAAGAACGGTCACCGGCAATCTTAATATTTCTACCAAAGTATGGAACGTTGATAGAATCGATTGTTGCAGCTGGAAGCTGAGCAGCCCGGCAAAGGAACCGAAGACGATCTTCGGATCCTGGTGTAATGCCGACTGAATCTGGTACGGTCATGAACACTTCAAAGAGCGATGGCCGGGCCCCACCGAAGATGAGGCCCTTGCTCTTGAATGTGTTGATATTAAAACCTGATGCCATTTCTAAAAACTCCTTTTTTATTTCTATTTATTAAAACTGGCCAACAATTTCTGAGAACTGAACGCCAGTTCTAACAGCAACGAAATTAAGCTGGATGAAGTTGATAGAGCGAGCAGGTTTAATATAGATATCACCAATAAACTCGTTACGATCAATTACTTCAGCTGTATTGTTACTATCATCACAGACAACCAAGAAGTCAGTTACACCACGTCTACCCTGAACATCTCTTAAATAAGGAATTACAAGGTTCTTAAACTGAGACCGTGTAAACTCATCATTAAATTCGAATAGAGTAAATTTGGATGCGGTTGAAATTGCTTTTTCAAGAACAATGAATAGACGTCTAACATTAATTCTATCAAATGCTGATGGCTTAGATAGTAGAGTCTTATCACCAAATAGGATTGTGCCTTGACCTGGGAAAGTTACTACTGGATTAATACCACTCTTATATAATGTATCACGCTCAGTTTTACGTGGATTGAAAGCTAGTTTGATAACATTTTTAATCTGTCCACGATTGAAGCCGGCTGGTGACCACCATGGATCATTTGTATTATCTGTTCTAGCGCAAAGACCAGCAACGTCACCATTCATTGGAATCCAACGATAAATGTCATTGTACCGATCATACTGATACTTATAACCAGAATCTAATACACCATATGATGTTGATCTAAGATTATTTCTGAAAGCAACGATATTATCAGCTTCAGTTCCAAATCCGGATCCAACAACATCTGATTTTTCTGGTGAACAGAATACAACACAATCTTTTCTGACTTCAGCAATATTATCAATAAGATAATTTGCTAGATAGAAACCATTTGACTTGCCGGTTAGTACCAATGAAATATCAACATCTTCGGCTGATGCAAAATAATCATAACCAGCAGCAAGAACTGATAATGGGATATTTTCTTCATTAGCACCATCACGACCCATGCTAAATGCCATTGATTGAACATCTAGTGTTGAACTTGTTAGATTTTCAGCAGTAGCTGAAGCAGCACCGGATAAATCATTAACGGCCCAGATATAAGCAGAAGAGTCATTAATTACTGTGCGATAATAATTTGCAGCACCATCAATTGTCTTTGCATCTGTTGCTCTTGATAGACCCTTATATGTTTCAATAATTGTTCCTGGAACTCCAGAGAACTTGCCATTTTCATCAACTACTACAATGTGAAGTTCATCTGAATTAACTGATGTGTTACCAAACTCTCGCTGATAAGTAGATTGGCCAGGAGCAGCATCAATTAGATTAAAGAATTCCCAATAACGAGTAATTGATGTGTCAGTGTAAGTAAATGAAGAAGAAAGCTTTAGAGGATCTTCAAAATTCAATGTAATTACTGCTGAATTACTTGTTACTGCTGATGAAATACCGGTAATCTTTAAATATTGATAACCAATTGTTGTGTTACCAACCTGTAATCTATCAGTAGTGTTAAGAAGTGCTGATAAAGCATTAGCGTTTGCAGTTGCTGCAGATTCATCATCACTAATTGTAATTGTAATAGTAGCTGTGTTACTATTAAGTGTTGTTACTAGTGAAGTTGTGGTGCCATAGCTATCAAGATTAATTGATGAGCTATAACCAGAAGAATTACCGCATACTGAAACTCTTAGTGAGTTACCAGCATCACCTGGATACTTTGCAACAAAAGCAACATCTGTATCAAAAGTACCGTCCTTTGTTGTAAAATCTGTTTCATTCTTAACAATCTGAGAAGCAATACCAGCAACAACGCCAGTATTTGCTAAAGCATTAAAAGCGGTATTTGAAATAAACTGCAGACTTACAGTACCACCTTGTGTAAATGTAACAGTAGATGAACCATTAGCTACAATTACATCATCAGAAACCTGAACACATGTTGAGTTGGTAATTGATGTAATTGTTGCATATGCATTTGAAACAACTTCGGTATTTGATGAAGCTGTTAAAACAAAACCAACAGCAAGATCATCTGTATTACCAGAAGAAAGTGTTACTAGATTTGCTGAATCCACGTCAGTATTAATAGTAATTGCAGTATCATAAGTATTAGCACCGGATACTG